CGTTTTTCTGTTTACGAGGTCTTCCACCGTTATTTCTTCTAACTAATTTCATTGTTTAAACATTTTTCTATTTAAAAAATATTCAAATTGTTCTTTTACTACAGTAGCTTTACTATCTAATGTAACAGTCTTATTACCTTCTTTATCTATAGATTCAATAGCTTGTTTCAACCATTTTGTATCAACGATTCCAAAATAATCAGGTTTAAAAGAAGACATTAATCCTGGTAATTGACTTTCTAATTTATCACCTGAATTATCTTTTCTTAATAACGCTGTTGTTTCTGTAGACGATTTTCTTAATATAGTCATATTCATACCTCTTTCAACTGTAAGAGTAGTCCTTCTTTCAATAGAAGATTCAGAGAATTCAACCATATTATTTACACCTGTCACATAAAACAATTCATCTGTAGCATTATTCATAATAAATGTTCCTACTTTGATTCTCCTATCACCGTGTAGAATGATTGTTCCTCTTCTTGTAAAAGGTAAATAAGCAGAAGATTCTATTATATAAAGTAAATCGTTTAATGCTGCTTGCTGATAATTAACCATATTACCTAACCAAGAATTATCTTTCGTTTTACTTATTCTCAAATACATATCTCCTACTTCAAGTTTTTTATTACCAAAATATTCTGCATATTCAGGAAGATATACTATAGGAACCATAGCTAATGCCGTTTCTTTAGTATTAGCCGTCCAAGCATTTTGAGCGTATATTTGATACCAAGAATAAAATCTTGTATCATAATCAAGATTCATTTCATAAATAGAATCGGCTTCAACATCTACATATAAATGATTTTCGACAACTTCTTCAATAGCTTTTTTGTTAAAAGGAGGTTGTCGAATAGTCATATCAATTGTATCTTTGTATGTATCAAAGAAAAATTCTACAAATGGTTGTTGACAAACTCTTTGAACTAAAGACATTAAAGTTCCATTTGGATTTCCAAAACTTGAATCTACTAAGATTCGCTCTGAACATGATTGATCCGCATAAACATTCACAATTTGCCAAATACCATTGACTTTCATTTTTCTCACTCCATCTATAGGGAATGATTCTACACGTTTATCTTTCCATACTGAAAATAAATCATCATCTACTACACCAAGATTTGAACAAACATTAAATATAAACCATACAGTATCTATTATACGTTTAAAAGTATATGCACCTATAAAATCATACGTTCCAGTTAGAGAGTTTCTTTGAAAAAACTGTTCAGCTTGACCTACAATTGCAAATTGACTACTTCCTGCTACATCTTTTAAAGGTAAAAAATAGCTTCCATCGTCTTCAAGTAATTTTTCTATCCCTCTACCACTAAGAGAAATATTATAAGTGTTTTCTTCGGCACTAAGACTGATAGAACATTTATCTACAAATCCTATCATATCCCAAAGAGTGCCTTCTGTCAACTTTTCTTTATCTACAATTAACGATTCAGAAATTGGGAATATCTTTTCATCAGAACTCGATTCTAATTTCAATTTTTCAAATCTAATAAAAATTATATCGTTAAATTGACAAAACTTTTCAAGAAAACTTTTTACAGTATATTGATTCTGATTTACTACATTAAACATTTCAAAATATGTATCACCATACTTTTGAACAGAAGTGCTTCTTGTAGGAAGTAAAGTTAATTCAAAACTACTGTTTTCAATCGTTTTATCTGTAGTTAAACCTGAAATAAAAGGACTGATATCAACTATAGATTTAATCGACTTACAATAAAGATAAACTTTAGCATTTATAGAAGCTGTTTTTGTTGACCAACCTTTTTCAGCTTCTGTACTCGTTACTTTATCATAAGAAACATAACCAGAGTCGTTTATAATATCATTATAATGTTTGGAAAACAATAACTTATAATCAGCTTGGTTATAACGAGAATCTTTATTAGGAGCATCTTCAATAATCAAAGTAAGTTCTGAAGTAGGGAGTCTTAGCGGAGTACCAGATTTTATATAAGGTAATGTTCCGTTATCATAATCACTTTGATATTTCTGTTTTTCTAATTTATCATACATTTTCCATGTAGCATCTAAATTAGTAATTTCAGATTGCTCACCACCTTCATTTTTTATAGGAAATGAAAATAATGTTTTCACATCAAAAGTTTCTACTCCTTCAGGAACCTTTCTCTGCCAATCCTTACAGAATTCTTCAGGATCAGTTTTCTTACTTATATTTAATGTAAAATACTGTTTCGGTGACATATCAATTTGGTAATTCTATAGTCATTGTCTTAAAATCTGTTCTCAATCTATCAATACTTTCTCTTAACATATCTTGAGATTTTCTCATAGAATCAAATTCAGCTTTAGGGAACATTAGAGAACCAAAAGCATTTATATCAGGATTTTGAGTTGCTTGGTTTTCTCTTGTAGCTTTCGGTCTATAAGTATTTGTTCTTTGATCATATTCTCCTAAAGCTGATTCGTAAGCTTCTACACCAGTCATTTCAGAAACTCTTGCATTTTTCAATATTTGTAATTTTCTTGCTTTTGCAGTAATAAAGGCTCTTTCTTTTAAAGTTTCAAATTCTTCATCTGTTAAATTTCCTGCTTTATGCTCAATATTCAATTTTCTCAACATTTCAGAATATTCTCTTCTATAAGATGTACCATAATCACTACCATCTTTACTAAAAATATCGATATTCTTAGTCCTTTCTTTCATCTTATCCCAATACTGCTCTCCTGGATCCATCTTCATATTCATCATTTCTACTTCTGCAAGAATTTTCTGCAATAAACCTACGTTTTGTTGTCCATAAGTCAGCATACGATTATTGTAAGATTTGAAATCTCCTTCAATTCCTGTAATACCTTTTGCAATATTTTTTGAGTAGGTTAGTTCATTTTCTGAAGCTTCTTTAACATTCTTCTCAATAGTTGTTTTAAGTTCATCAAAATTTATCTTATTCCCACCTTTAAACAAACCTTCTATATCAGTAGCAGATAAACCTGGGAACATTTGTTCTAATGCTGTAAATGTAGCTTGTTTGTTTCCTCCAGTTAATTCTTGAAGTCTGTTCAATGAATAAAATAAAGTATCAAGCCCTTTTCCTTGAGTCCAATTATCTTGCATTACTTTAAAATCTGATAATTGTGCTCCAGGATTAAGTTCAAAAAACGATCTCATTAAAAGAGCTCTTGTATTCTCATCATTAGAAATGTTCTGACCTGTAAACGCTTGCTGATACCTTTCAAGTTGTCTTCCTCTTGCTCCTGTAAACGATCTAATACCAGCTAATGCAGATGTTAATCTTACAGCATCTACTTCTCCAGTGCGAGACAAGATTCTTTCAGTCGATTGATTAAATGTTGTTAGAGATTCTTCAATTGTAGAAGCTATTTCTTCGAAAGGTAATCTTAATTCTTTCATCGTCCTTTCGAAAATACTTATAACTTCGGAACCTGTTGTTCTTTCGTTTGTATTAAAACGCATTGAACCTTGTAAAGCATTAATTGCTGAAGGACTTATACCGAATAATCTTTCTACAGCCATTAATGATTGTGCTTCACTTGCACTACGAATTCTACCTCCTGAAGCTCTAAGTAATTGCGCTCGTCTTTCGCCATATTCACCTATATCCATTCCAAGAGCATGTGCTGCATAAGAACCTTCTCTCGAAGCCATTCCTGTTGCTCCTGAAATAGAAAGACCCATTGTTTGAGCTAAAGAAATTAATTGATTTTGAGTTTGTCTTAACGCTTGAAGACCTGTCATCGCCATTTCTCCTTGCGTTTCGTATTTTGTCTCAATGCTTTGAGCAATGTATTTTCCTACGATAGGTATCCATCTGAAATAATCAGCTTCATTTGCACCTCGTGTGCGAAGAGATAATCCTACATTTGAAATAGGATCAGTATACATCGCTTGAGCTTCAGCTCTTTGATTTCTTAAATACCTTGTACCAAATAAATCTATAAATTGTCTTCCATATTTCAATAACTCTTGTGTAAGTGTTGCTGTAATTCCTCCTACAATTCCACCTCTAACACCTCCACCACCTGGAACTATAGGACTACCACTTGTTCCACCACCTGAAGTAGTATTATCTTCTATAATAGATACTGATGCTCCGATAACATCAAGATAGCGATTAATAAGTTTTGTCTCATTGACAATCTCTCTATTGCTTGCACTGATACCTTCAAGTGAAGAATTCAACTTTTCTCTTAACGCAGATATAGAACCTATTATTTTATCTATATTATCATTATTATTGTTAGGTTGTTGAATTCTCTGTCTATCGTTATTTCTATCTTCGTCATTAGAAATATCACGGACTCTTTCTCTCGATAAAGAAGATAAATCTTGTCTTAAATCGCGAACACTATTTCGTATATCTATTAGAATATCTTCGTAAGAATTTCTATTTTCATCAGGTCTTTCTGAAGTAAGATAATCACGAATAGAAACTACAGACTTTTCTACATCTCTCATCACATTTGCAAGATCAGATATAGCTGCAGCTTGAGTTCCTCTTCTTGGTGTTGGAGTTCTTCTACTTCCACCTTCTTCAGATTGAATATCCCAAGTAATAGAATTTTCTCCTTGATTGTATATTCCTCCTGATTGTTGTTGTCTTAAATCAGCTAACATCTTTTCAAGAGAAACTCTGTCAGTCATCAATGATAATTGTTGTCTCAACTGATTTAAAGATTGTTCAGTTGCTTGACGAGATTTTTCTTCTGAATTATTTATATCACGATAAAGAGATATAATTTCATCTCTTAATCGTCTCATTTCAGATAAATCTGCTGAAACTCTTATCTTTTTATCTTCGGCCATTTCACTTATTCTTTAATGCAGCATTTTCTCTTTCTTCAATCATTCTTGCTTCTTCTAAGAATGCTTCGATATCATTTTCTGTAATTTCGTTAGAATGAGAATTCGAATCTAAATCATCTTTTTTCAACCATTGTCCTATATTAGGAATGTATTTTTCTTCTTTTGTATTTTTCTTCTTTTGTTCGTATTCATCAAATAAGACATCTTCTTGAAATTCCATCATCTGATGAAAAAAAGAACATTCCCTATGAGCAGGTGACATAAATGCAATATTATGTTTCTTTCTCCACCATGAGTCATAGGGAAATTCGTTATTCCATCGAATCATAAAAGACTTTATATCTTCGACAGTTTTCATAAATTTCTAAGTATTAAGATTTCAACAAATCGTATCCTTCTTTTAAGAAAGGAAAAATTTGTTCTAAATAAATTTTTCTTAATTCTTGAAAATCCTGTAATCCTAATTCACTCAACGAACCTACTTTCAAATCTCGTAACAATTGTGGACAAATAACGCTAAGAGTTGCTTCAATATCAATTGCATCTAATGCATTAGATGCAGATACAGTTGGATTTTGAAGTAAAGTGTTATAATAACCACCACTCAATCTTTGTTTATTCACTTCAATTTGATAATACTGTCCAACATTAGGAAATTGAACCGTATAATCTTTTCCTTTGATTGTAACGACTTTTTGTTCTTGCATAACGAAATAAAATTTAATCTTGATAAAGATACTAACTTATTTTAAATCAACAAACTCTTTGATATCTAAACTTTCTTTTATTATCTCAAGTAAATCTTCCCAACCATCAGGAAGATTATCTTTCTTTTTGTTATTTTCTTTAGCCCATAATGGTTGTAGATTTCTGTAATTAAAACAAATTTGTTGATGAATAGGATTTGAGAAGTCAAATTTAGCACATGGTATAATATGATCGATCTGCCAATTTTTCTCACCGCTTCCTAAATTGTTCCACGTCATACCAGGCTCGAATTGTTGTTCGAGATGAACTTTCAGTTCATCAATTGAACAACCGAGAAGATTAAGTGTGTGATCTGATTTACAATTATTATTAATAGCATAATAAATTCTTGTTCGTAACAATTTTCCTATTCTATAACTTTCATCTCGTTTATATTTATCGTTCTGATATTTATTCAATTTTCCGTTTAAGACTCTTTTCATGTATACTAAACGTCTTGCTGCCTTACCTTTCTCTGTTTGTTCATATTTCTCATTACTTCTTTTTAATGCTGCCTTACCTTTCTCTGAATGAAGATATTTACTTTGAGACTCTTTATATGCAGACGATTTTCTATGTTCAAGTTCGCGTTGAATACCTCGATCTGACTCTCTATATTTTTTATTTGATCTTTTATAAACTTCCTTACCTTTCTCTGTTTTTCGAAAATTTTGCGTTGTTCTTTTTTGACACGCTTTACCTTTCTCTGTTTGATAATATTTCTTCCTTGCTTTCTTCGCAACATTTTTACCTGATTCTGATTTTCTATAATTAGCTTCACATTCTTTACACCTACTATTTAAACCGTCAGATTTAGATTTATCTTTATTAAATCTATTTATCGGAAGTTCTCTTTTGCACTTAGGACAAACTTTTGTTCCTGTTTCAAAATTTGCTTTTGCCATATACATTCTAACTACTTATACCTTAAGTAAATATCAAAAAAATATGGCAATAAACATTGCCATATTTTCGCTGATTATCAGAGATTTACTGTTGTAATTGGGTTCAAAAAAATTCCCGATATATTGATTCCTGCAACTCCACCTTCAGCAATGCTAAACGTTTGACCATTAACAAAACACGGATTCAACTGACAAATCGTTTCGCCTGTAGGATCTGTTGCAGTTACAAGACCTGTAGTTTCATCTTTAGTTGAAATCAACTTTCTATACACTGTAATAGCAAATCCAAGTTCTCCAAGAACCAATGTATCAAGAACTGCTTTTACAGAACCAAGTCTATGAATCATTCCTTCTACAACAGGTTGTTTAAAACTAATGAAAAATTGATCAACTGTAAAATTACACTGATATCCAACTGCAGGAACTTCCTGTAAAGTCAAATTTCCTAAACCTTGAACATTCGCTCTTTGAACGTTCTCAGTACATTGCAGGTTACGTACATAACCTGCAATCTGATTATTTATTCTAATAAACGCCTGAGGCGCTGAAAATACTGCTGACATATTCTTTCAATTTAAAATTATCGAATTAAAAATCCTGTAAAGAATAGCTTAGTAATTTCGTTATTTACTCGAATCTTGTAAGTAACAAACCAAGCATCTTCTTTACGCGTTACAACTACATCTTGGAAAGCGAGTAACAAATTATCTGTTTCATTAGTAGCTGTTCTACTCTGCAAATAAGCAACCGTCCAATCCTTAACTGCCCCTGCACTTAAAGTATTAACGTTTACACCATTTTCTTGACCTAACAAATCAATTTCAGCATTTACAACCAATTCTTTATTGATTTGGTCTACAATACGCATAAATTGAATTGAATAAGATTGACCTTTTGCATTAAACAAATTTGCATTATCTTGTAGTGTGTTTACACCTTGAAGAACAACAAATTTATTCAAATAATCATTCTTCACTGTAACAAGAATACCGTTTTTCAACGCTTTTACCTGTTCAGATTCTGTCAAAATATGACGTATTCTATCGATACCAATACTCTTATTTGTTACAGGAATCATTGGTTCTTTACCTGCTGTACGACCTAATTGTCCACATAGATTGTACATTACTGTCCACCAACGATATTTCTGAGGTGCTATATCAGAAGCAAGTCCTACATCTCCATGAGTCAAAACAATGTGATCGCTATCAAAACCTTTTGCAAGATCAATAGATTTAGAATAATCTGCCGGAGTCCCATATCCACCTACAAACAGTTGATGTGGAAATTTAGCATCAAAATTCATGTGCTTAATATAAGCTTTTGTAAACGCTGAATTTGCTTTATCACCATATTGATCTGTAAATACAAAACTATAGTCTAAACCTATAATTTGTTCGAGAACTGCTTCAAAATTAGCTTGGTTATAAGTTTCTGAACCACCTGATGCTAATGTAAACTTATTTAATAAATTCTGTACATCACTTTCAGATACAGTTCCGTCACCTTTAACTTGAGAAGTAGAATCAAGTACAAAGGCTTGTGCAAAAGTAGAATCAGTCTGAGCCCATTCTATAAGAGTTTTAATATTATCGAATTCAGGTGATTGAACTACGAGTGTTGGCGTAGAAGCTAAAGCTGAAATTTCACCATAAGGTAATCCATCTTCAGCAGTTCCAGTGTAAGAACCAACGTAAAAACTTAAAATCCATTTTTCAGAATCTTCTACTCCAGGTGTAATCACATAACCATAACCAGTAGCTAAATTATCACCTTCTTTAACACCATTTGCAACTGTTCCTTCATCAAGAGTATTTACTACAAATGTTCCTCCTGCTGTAGAAGTAAATGTCATCTTTGCCGGCTTTGTTTCTGCTGCTCTCACAAAGAGAATTTCTGAAACACCTATTGCTGCAGGATTACTCGGATCAGGAGTAAACAAAGCTTCAGCAATTTTCCAATACATACCTCCCTTTACGAAGGAACGAAAATCAGAAATATTATCAAATGAATATATAGTATCTTGACCTTGAGAATTAGTTCCCTTAACACCAGCTCCACCTCCAAAACCAGCTCCAAATTCACCTGTATCTATAATAAGAACTTTTCCATAATCAAGATTTCGTGCAGGATTATTTTCTCCCGATACTATCGTTGAATAAGCTCCCGGAAGAGTTATCTGACGATTTGAAAAGACTATTGTACTTGGCATATAATTTACTTTTAATTAAACGAATTTCTTGTATTTTATATTATATATTGTTTCAAACATCTAAAAGTACGAACTTATTTTTACATCTGCAAATTAATAAGATAAAATATTCCCCGAACTTTCTAATGTAGACATTAAACCTGCATCTGCAAATAAAACTTTCTTTAATAAAGGCATTTCTTCAATAGTTGGTACATGTTCATCAGAAGTTAAATTAAGTCCAATACTTCTCAAAAAAAATGGTAACGGTATTACATCTGCATTTATCATTACTTCTTTCATAGAAAATGAAATTGATTGAAATGATTGTGATAAAATATTGTAACTACCAAGTAATAGTGAATAAAGAATTTCACTCATCAATATAGACTCTAAAAAGTTATCTGAAACACACATTACTTCAAATTCATAATTACGAGAATCTCTAAGAATCATTTTACCTGTATGATCAAATTGACCTGTAAGTTTACCTATAGAATTAAATTCACTTGTTCTCTTACTTGGTTCTCTTACAACATAAGCAGGAGTTTTTGTCTTATCTTTAGGAAATTCGAGTAATACTCTCAAATTTCTTGGATTTGAATCATTTCTTAGGAATAACTTTTTACCTTG